CTATTTTGATACTAAAAGTTGTAGTTTATCTACTACTTCATTGTGTTTATTGGGATATAAATGGCCGTAAGTTTTGTTTACCATTTCAACGGAGTCGCCAATTCTTTCGGCAATAAGGAGTGGAGAGAAACCCATCTCGATGAGTAGAGATACGTGGCTGTGTCGGATGTCATGGATTCGTATCATTTTGACTTTAGAATCCTCACAAGCGTGCTTCATGCTGGTGACAATTTTGCTTCTGGTAACGGGGAATAATCGCTCTTCGGGCTGCATATCATAATTTTTCTCAATATATTGTTTAATGAGTTCTACGAGGAATGGCGGAACTGTTACGATTCTTTTGCTATCTTGTGTTTTAGGTGATGTAATCACATCACGCTTCTTAATCCGATGGTATGTTTTTGTTATAGCAATAGCTCCGTTTTGTAAATTAATATCGCCCATATTAAGTGCCAGTAGCTCCCCGCAGCGCATTCCAGTATAGTAAAGTGTATAAAAAACAGTCTGCATAGTAATATTACGTACCTTGGGAATGAAACAGTTAAACTCATTAAGTGTCCAGAAATCCATTTTCTCCGCTTTTAGTTTCCCTATTGAGCCCGTAATTTTACATGGATTTTGAGAAAGATTATAGTATGTGACAGCAAAGTTAAGGACAGCATTTAACTGATTGTATATTTGACGTTGATATGTTTCTTTAAAGCCACTGCTTATTATTTTGTTTTGCCAGTTGCGGATATTTGCCGCAGTGATCTGATTGATAGTCTTGTCCTTAAAGTATGGGACTATATGCTTTCCATAGGTATATTTTTTGTTTTGCATGGTAGATTCTTTGAGACGATGTTCCATGTCTGCTATGTAGAGATTATAAAGCGCCTGAAACGTCATATCAGGACTTCCCTGTTGTTTTTGGAGGAATTCGCGTTCCCAGGCCTTTGCATCTTTACTACGAGGGAAACCACGTTTTAGTTTCTGTCGCCGCTGGCCGGTCCAGTCTACGTAGTAGAATTTGCAATAGTACGTTTTCTTTGATTCATCGTAATATGTAGGCATAATATCATTCCTTTCTGAAAGGTGGGGAGGGTAACAACTTATTTCTAAGTATAAAAAATACGCCATACCTTTGACAGGCGGGCACAGGAATGATACAATATATGCGTTGAGGATATATGTATCGGGCCTGCCCCGGTATGATTATTCAAAAGCCGTTCTGGTTCCCGCCAGAGCGGTTTTTCATTTCTATGTAGCTGTGAATATCAAATCTTTCATTTCTGTTGATCTCATTAAGCGATTTAATGTATATTCCTATCCGTTCCTGTTGCCTTTTAGAGAGGATACGCAGATCATTAATATCTGATCCGGCATAATATTGCAGGATCTCATACTTCAGGCTCTCTATCCGGTATTTTATAACGGCTGGAGGAACACAACACAGATCAGCAGCGTACCGCTTGAATTCTTCTATATCTTTGTGCTTCGGAGTATTCCCGATACACTCTTTCAGATGAGGAATGAAAAATCTATATGGAACGAAAAATTCAGCTGATCCCTCATTTGCCTGCCACTCAAGAAACGGGTCCTGTTTAGGTGCTACGCCTGTGTCAAAACAGTTAAAAACTTGTTTCTCCAGCTTTCTATGCACGGTTAAATGAACCAATTCGTGGCCGCAGTCATAGTTTTGCTCTGTTTCCGATCGACTGCTATTTAATAATATGACATCCGGTTTTGGCTTCTCTCCTGGATAACTCATTCCGCGGAGCCCCTTGGTTCTAAATGGCATCCTATCTAATTTTATCCCATAGGCCCAGTTGTCTATAATATTAATTCCGTACTGGTATGGGGCGAATCCTAAAAAACGTTTCATGCGCAGGACATTTCTGTATAACTCTTCTTTCTCCGACGTCAATCATTAATCACCTCTTAATCTCTTTATTGTTTCCAATGCAAGCTTAATATCATCCGGGTCTATTCCACTGTCCTGGGCTTCTTTGGCATAAGATAGGTATATTCCCTTCAGATCACTAAATGGGTTCTTTTTATCTACGGGGTCTTCTTTCCCTGTCATGAGATATTTTACAGAGACTCCAAAATAATCAGCAATTTTTTGTAATTTTTCTGTTTTAGGAGAACTTTTACCTTTTTTCCAATCAGAAAAAGTAGATGAAGGTATTCCTGTTGCTTTCGAAACATCCGAAGCCTTTTTTCCAGACTGTTCTAACAGTTGAACAAAGATATCGTACATAAAATCCTTTCCGAAAAATAATTAGGAAATCACAAAAACAGCGCTTGACAATTTAGGATATCTCAATTATACTTATGTCATAAGTTAGGAAATCCTAAAAACAAACCTAATATTTTTCTATAATATATTCATCAACAAATATATTATATAGGATTTCCTAAATAAAAGCAATATAAAAATTAGGAAAGGAGAAAAAATATTGTACAAAAAATTTGCCTTATTATTAGCGGAAAGTAACAAGACAGCGTATCGCGTGGCTAAGGATACTGGAATATCCCCAACAGTATTTTCTGATTGGAAAAAAGGTAAGAGCAAGCCGAAAATTGATAAACTTAAAATCCTTGCTGATTACTTCAATGTTCCGCTCGAGTATTTTATCGAATAATAATCGAACATACATTCGATTTATCGACCTGATTATACATCGGATATGTGGAGGTGTCAATGGGGAGAACTGGAAATGTACATTAAAAATTTAAGGAGGTGAAGGGCCATGAGCGCAATGATAACCGCCGCAGAAGTGGCCGAGATCATGGATTGCTCGGAGAGCATGGGATACAACATCATCAAGACGCTTAATGAAGAGCTGGAAGCTAAAGGCTTTATTACTAGGCGCGGAAGAGTTTCAAGAAAGTATTTTTGTGAACGCACTGGGCTGATGTTTGAAAGCGAGGCGACACAGAATGCAGAGGTACATTGACAACCTCGACGACTTCGAGGACGACAGCCAGCCACCGATCATAGACATAGTCAAGTGCCTGGAATTATAGTGAACACGCTTATATTCATCTTAAGTGTCTGAATTATGATGAAGTAAGACTATAAAACCACTATGCAAGAGTGTAACAGAATTAGAGGAAAGGAAAAAGAAGAATGAACAAAATTAAAATTTTTAAAAACCAAGAATTAGGCTTTAAGGTAAGAACCATCGTGAATCCGGACGGAAGTATTTCTGTCAATGCAGAGGATACGGCGGTAGGATATGGTTGGACACAGACGCAGATAAAAAATGGGAAGCAGTACACATCAATCAGATGGGAGACGTTAAACGGTTACTGCAAAGATTTGGGTTTCCCCAACTTGTTGGGGAAAGATGACTACCTTCCAGAAAGCCTGTTCTATATGTTGGGATTTAAGGCCGGGAACGATCGGGCACTGAAATATCAGCAGTGGCTTGCCATGGACGTGCTGCCGTCTCTCCGTAAGACCGGTTCCTACGAGATGCCCAGTAGCAGCAAGAAGAGAATGACGTCGCAGGAAGCCAAAGAGATTGAATTAAAGGCGAAATCCATGAGAGCGGAGGCCGTGTGGCTGAATGCCAGGACAAGAGCGTTTAAGGAAATTAAGGAGTCTATTCCTCGGGATCAGCTTTCAGGAGTTGCGCTGAAGGTATTCGATCTGAAAGGAGCTGAAACGCTGTCCGGTGAAGATCTGGGTGATTTTCTTCCGCTGATAGAGAAGACCTATTCGGCTACTGAGGTAGGAAACCGTCTGGGGATCAGCAGTAATAAAGTTGGCAAGTTGGCAAACCTGCATGGGCTTAAGACTGAAGAATATGGCGTTACTGTTATGGACAAGTCGAAATATTCTTCTAAGGAAGTGCAGTCATTTCGGTACTATGAGAATGCTGTTCAGAAGTTAAAAGAGATTTTAGGTAGTGGCAATAGTGAGAAAAGATAAGAGAAGGAGAATAAAGAATGGTGAGATAGAGGGGAGTAAGAAGATCAATAAGCCCATGGTAGGGATTCAGGTCCCACAGTTATGAAGGCGCACAATAAAAAAGTCCTCAGCTAACTGCAATTAGCTAAGGACAGTACGGCCCGGAGGCTATACGCAAACATCCAATTGCAGTATACCATCTCTGGGCCAGAAATGGAAGGTGAATTTATGAGTAATGATAAAAGAATTGACTATTTGACGACAGAGTTAATTCAGGAATTAGGAACAATGGAAATCGAGGAAATACAGGAATTCAGGATCGAAGTAATAAGAGAACTGGATACCTTTAAACGTCCTGAGTTGGTAAATGTATACATAAACCGCTTGATTGATTTGGTGATCCAGAAGAAGCAGGAGAAAGCGAGGGCGGCCATATGATAAAGAAAAATGCAGTTCAGAAAGCGAAAGAAATCAGAGTCCCCGCCAGATTCTCGATCAGCTACGATCAGGTTGCTGAGGTTGTCAATCATTATGGGGGCGGATTTGAATGCGGGCTTATGTTCTTCCGCCTGGGGTATATGCAGGGACAGAGGGCGGCGAAAGCAGAACAGTGTAAGAGGGAGGCAGCAGAATGCAGAAAATGAAGATGATTATGGTTCCGGAAGAAAGATATAACCGTATGGTAGAAAGCTATAACGGAGCTATGGAGGAGATTTTAGAACTCAGTGAGGAAAACAAAAAATTAAAGGCGTGCGAGAATCCGCTTCTTATGGTGATGAGTGATGACTTTAGAATATCGGAACCCATGCTGAAATATGCGAAGAATGATGAAGTTGTTACAATCCGGCTTATCTGCAGGCGGATCAGGGAGAGAATGGAATCTATTGCGAGATCGCAACAGAGTGAGGAGGGTGGCGCTGATGGTGAAGATTAAGATTATGAAGCCAGGGGCGGCGGTAGCAGTAGATTACGATGAGATGGAGGCAGAGGAAGTGTTTAAGGATATCACGGCAAAGCTGTTGGGAATAGATGGAAAGGAGAAACCGGAGAAAGCGTGCGGAGCAGGCCCCGTGAAATCTCCGAAAACGGAGGAGAATAAAACGATACCACCTTCAGTTAAGGCTCTGGAAATTGCGCCGGCGCAAACAGAAGCAGAAGACACAGGATCATCGGGTCATAAAAACAGCGACGCCCATAGCGGATTCCTCTACATAAAATGCGAGCACTGCGGAGCTGAGCGGGCGTACTGCCAGAAAACGCCGTCTGAGTACTCGATCTGTAAGAGGTGCGGCAGCAGAACATATTTTACGGAACCGCTTAAGCAGATTCTTGTTAGCTGTGAGTGCGGCCAGCGGTCCAGGTATTTAACCAATATGACAGATGATATGTTTGATATTCAGTGCATCGACTGCGGATCTCCGGTTGCAGTTAAGTACAACCAGAAGACAAAATGCTATGAGACGATCAGATGAGGGAAGGAGAAGGTATGAATTCAACAGGAATAATCAGGAGAATCGACGATCTGGGGCGCGTAGTAGTGCCGCGTGACATGAGGAAGAGTCTGGGGTTACAGGAAGGTACTCCGCTGGAGGTATGTGCCACTGAGGAGGGTATCCTTTTTAAGAAATACGATCCGGGGATTACTCTTATGGACATCGTAAAGAATCTGGAGAGTGCGCTGGACGACAACTATGTCGAATTGGGAGTTGATAAGACACGGGAGATTCGGCTTTGCATCAGTGATTTGAAAGAGATCCTTAAGGAAGTAAATTAATATTTAAATGGAGGATTATCAATGTATTCGATTGAACAAAAAAGAAAAATCATCAACGGGGTAGAGATTACTACCTATACCCGCGATATAGTCAGCGCAAATATGCTTGAGGTGGAGGCAGGAAGTAACGGATATATGGGAGGCGATACCGGCCATGGAAGCCGTTCGTACTTCCGTATCGAAGATACATCCAGCACAGACATAGAAGTCCGCAGCTACACCAATCCATATGGCAATACCGGATTTGAAGTTATACTCGGAGGCGACTGCGAACTTGAGACAATGATCCGGGCATTAAAGTTTATTACGAAAGTTCTGGAAGACAGTGCTGGGGAAGTATGTGATTAATGTACAGCAGGGTCAGGGGCGGCGAGTAGCCGTCCCTCCTGGGAATAGACAGATGGAAGAAGGAGACAGAAAGACTATATGACTTTACAGGAACTATTGACACATTTTGATGTTTCAAGAAAGATGAGCGACACCTCTTATCAGTGCAAGTGTCCGGTACATAATGACAGTACGGCCAGCCTGACGATATCAGAGGACAAAGGGAAGCTGCTGCTTCACTGCCATGCCGGATGCGAAACGAGAGATATATTGGAAGAAGTCGGCCTGACCTTTCAGGATCTGGGAGGCTATCAGGCGCCGAAATGGAAGGAACGGCTGGAGTTTGCGCAGAGAAAAGCCATAGAGGCAGTCTATGATTATCAGACCGCTGATGGAAAGTATCTGTATTCCAAAGTGCGATTTGAGGGGAAGCATATTCGTTACGTTACAATAAACCGGAAAAACGATACATATGAGTATTGCAAGAAGGGGGATCAGGCTGCACTGTATAATCTGCCGGCTCTGCTCCGGACCATTCGTGATGGATACCGGGTTTATATTGTGGAAGGTGAGAAAGATGCTGACACCCTTAAGAAACTTGGATACACGGCGACGACAGCCGGAGGAGTGAACGACTGGAAACGGGAATATGCTTCTTATTTTACAGGGGCGCAGGTGGTGATCCTGCCGGACAATGATGAACCTGGCCTGAGACTGAAGGATCAAATCATTCACGATTTAAAGCATTATGCCCACTCCATACGCTGGACGCTCACGTCAACAGCGGAAAAAGGAGATGTGACAGATTACCTTACGAAAGAAGGGCATTCAAAAGACGAGCTGATGGAACTGGTTATGGCATCGGAGAACCGGGGAGCGCCATGGCTTTATACGGAAGGATCCGGCGATAAGGCTAAAATAAAGATTAACGGCGACATACTGGCAGACAGCATCAGCCGTGGGCTTCCTTATCTGATCGTCAGAAGGCCGGAGGAAGACAAGGACGATTTCTATGTCTATGAAAACGGTGTTTATGTAAAGTGTAACCGCAATAAGGTAAAATCGCTGATCCGGCGATATGTTCCGGTAGGGATGGCCAGTGATAATATGATTAACAATGTGTACAATCTGCTTTTATGCGCAGAAAGTAATATCTGTACCTTCCGGGATCTGGATACCGACGAATGGCATATTAATCTGAAAAACGGTCTGTATAATTTAAAGACACGGCGGCTGGAATCACATACGCCCAAACTACGCAGCACGATCCAGCTGGACTGCGAGTATCAGCCGGAAGATCAATACAGGCCGGTTTTTACCCGGTATATCAATGATCTTTGTGGTGACGGCAGCGGAAAAGTCGATGAGGAGAAAAAGGCTGTGATCCAAGAGTATATGGGGCTGATCCTGTCAAATGTGAAGGTTTACCGCACGAAACTGTGTATCATCCTGTATTCCCTGTTAGGTAACTCCGGTAAGACGCAGCTCCTAAATCTGATCGGTGAACTGCTGGGAACCGACAAGATTGCCAATATCCCCATCCAGAATATGAACGAGGAATCGAAGTTTTCACTGGGGAGTATTATCGGGAAGCGTCTGATCAGCGTGGGGGACCAGACCGGGAGCGATATTAAAGACAGCTCCATATTTAAGCAGATTACCGGAGGGGATCCGATTAAGATAGAGCCGAAGAACCGGCAGCCGTTCTATTATGTTTTCCCCGGTGGTATGGCCGTGGCCTGCAACAACCTTCCCAGCTTCCAGGACGATAAGGGAGGGCATGTATTCGAAAGACTCTGTGTCGTACCGTGTATTAATACGATTGAAAAGGAGAGACGGGACGGTGAGATTCTGGACAAGATGCTCAAGGAACGCAATGCCATATTTAACTGGTTTCTGGAGGGGCTGCACCGGCTGATCGATCATAATTTTAAGGTCACGAAGTCGGCAGCCTGCGAGGAAGCAGTAAAGGAATACCGGGAGAAAATGGATACTGTTTACCGGTATCTGTCGGAATTTTATATTATCACAGGCGACAGGGCAGATATGGTGTCAAAAGCTGATTTTGACACCGCATATGTAAACTGGTGTCTGCTCAATGAGTTTACGCATGTGAATAAAAGGAGCATCAAGGATCGAATGGAGGCCAATGGCTGCCCGCCGGATAAAGCAAATATGAATGGTAAACGTGGTGTAATGGTGTACCGGAATCTGATACAGAAAGATAATGGTTTTATAAACCTTACACCAGAAGAATATGGACAGGGGAATTTACCGTTTGATTAGTGTAGAAATGCGGATAGTAAACGGAATGAAAACGGAGGTTTAATAGGCAAAAGCAGAGCAGAAAACCCAGTAAATACAAGGAAGGCGGAAAAGCGGAGATTTTTTTCACCACTTTTTAGGTTGACCGAATGTAGTACTCTTTAGCTGTATTTTTAAAAGTACTGTTTAAAAGTGTTGCCCACAATAAGAAAAAAATCTCCGCCGAAGTAGTAAAAAAGTGGATCAAACCCGCATAAACACTGGGATTTTTGGAGCGGAATGCCTATTCTTAAAATCTCCTCCATATTTTCCGCTTGTAACGAAGAAAAAAACAAAAAATAGAAGGAGAACAATACTATGAAAATCGAGATCATTAATGGAGTCTATACAAGAGATGATGAGGTAGTAGCATTATTAACCAACTCAGAAGATGAAAATTTAGCAGCGTTGGCGCAGAAGCTGGTGATACGTCAGGAACGCCTGACAACTAAGGCTCTGCAAGAGCAGGAAAAGGAACGGTTAAGACAGGAGAAACAAAAGGAACAGGAGCGAAAAAGATGGGCGGCGCTGGACCGCTGTCTTTCAACAGGTAATGAGGAGGAATAGATATGTTAATGACTGAATTGTTTAAGGCTATTGGGATTCCGATGGCGGTGAGGAATATCATGGTCGATTACTGTGACAATGACGGCAGATTTTATCATAAACCATTGCAGACTGTATCACCAGCGGAATACATGGAGTCAGACAAGGAACTGACAGAACGGATAAAGGCAGAGCTGAGGCCCCATGGGTTTACGGTATGCGGTATTCAGGAGGTATTCGGTGACTTTGAGATGGAGCAGCTGGAATCGGTATTTAATGGCAGTGAATACGGAAAGTATCCGACCAGGGTGATCTTCATTGATGTCGAAAAGGCCATGAAATAGTGTGAGGGAAGGGGATCAGGCAGATGGATAATGACCAGGTAAAAGATATATTCTGGCAGACATACAATGATTTCTGGAACAAATGGAAGAATGTAGAACTATCCAGGCAGTCACCGGAGTGGGGAACGATGACGGCAGAGGGGCGGGAGATTATGGAGAAGTATCACTGTGACCTGTGTAATCACATGGTGAGCGATCTGATCCAGATCTTAAAGGAGAGATTCGAGGAAGAGGAGCAAAGAAAGTTGTGATATCACAACTGTTTCGACCGTCGAAACTTTTAGATAGAGGAAGGGAAGGCGATATTTTTGGACAAGATAAGAAAACGGGATATGAAGCTGAGCGATTACAACATATCCCGTGCAAAGTATAATGAACTCAAGTATTTCTGTATGCAGTATGAGGAAAAGAAGCAGGAATTACATAGGGGGTATGGCCTCGGTGCTGTCGTCAGTGATGGTATGCCGAAAGGTAATATACCGGGGAATCCGACAGAGAGGGCAGCTATCCGGAATGCAATGTTGCAGAAAGATGTGGAGATGATAGAGCAGACAGCCATCGAGGCGGACTCAGATATGTATCAGTGGCTGTTGAAGAACGTGACGGAGGGAATTCCGTATGAGTGGTTGAATGTTCCAAGAGGAAGAAGGCAGTTTTATGAGGCCAGAAGATACTTCTTTTACTTGCTGGCACAAAAAAGATAAAAGTGGGTAACTACGAGGGGGTACTTCCATGATATTATGGTATCATGCAAAAGGTAAGGAAAAGCCATTTTGTATAACCTCCCCCAATTGACGGCCGCCGGCTTTTACCGGTCGGTGGCTGATTTATCCTCCATAATTAATGTTTCTCCTTTGACTGAGTTCTTACAAATATGTAAGGGCTCTTTTAGATAATACGTATAATATGTATTAAAACTATTGACAATACGTACTATACGTGCTATAATTATAACATAAGGAGGACAGAGATGAGGTTCAGAGAAGTCGAGAAAATGATTTTACAAGATGGCTGGTATGAAGTAAAACAAGTTGGTTCTCATCATCAATATAAACATCCAACTAAGAGCGGAAAAGTTACAATACCAGAGCATAAAGGCAAAGACATTAATATGACAGTTGTAAAATCAATACTTAAGCAGGCGGGGCTGTAAAGCCCCCAATGCCTGTGCTAAAAAGGAGGAAAATCATGAAATTAGTTTATCCAGCAATATTTACACCTTATGAAGATGGAAGCGGAGGTTATGCCGTTGAGTTTCCAGATCTGCCCGGTTGTGTTACTGGTGGAGATGATATGGCAGAAGCGATCTTTATGGCAGAAGATGCTGCCAGCGGTTGGATACTCACAGAACTGGAGGACGGCAAGAAGGCGCCTAAAGCGTCAGAGTTCGGAGGCATTAATACAGAGCCTGGCCAGTTTGTGAATATGGTTGCTTTGGATATGGACGCCTATGCTGAAAAGTACGGAAGCAAGGCGGTAAAGAAGACTCTTACAATTCCGGCATGGCTGAATACCTACGTGGAAGAAAATAATATTAGTTGTTCGGCTGTTTTGCAGGAAACGTTGAGTAAAATGGCACAGTCATCAATGCAATAAACTATAGAACCTCATTTTGAGCACTCGGTTATATAGGGTGCTCTTTCCTATATTATTTTGGTATTTTACAAACGAGAACATATGTTCTATACTGAATAAACAAAAGCCATTGTCGTATTTTGGAATATTTTCCCAAGAGACTTATGTTATAATAAAGAAAAATGTCGATTGGGAGGACTTTTAATGGGATTCACGGCTGGAGTAAGCGTAATTGGAGTAAATATATTTATTAATCTTGTTTCTTCTTTAATTTATGATTTCGGAAAACAATTTTTTGGGAAAAATAAAGTAGCTTCTAAAACTGATATATATAAAAAAATAAATGAAAATATTGATTCAAATTTAATAGATATATTTGAATCTGGCATTTTTCAAAATTTTTTAAAAGAGCCACAAACAATAGATATTTTATATAAAATTGTTGAGGCTAAAATCATGTTACAAAATATGAATATTATGATTGATTTGAAGTTTATCAAAAAAAACGATGAATACGCTCTTGATGATGATGCTTATAAATTTCTAGCTACAAGCTTGATTGAAATATATAAAAAGGAAACTACAGTAGTGGTACCTGAAAAAAAGAAAATATGTGATAGCTTGCAGTTTATTTGTAACCAAGCAGCAGATTACCTTTTTTCTTTAAATCCATCGAATGAATATTTACAATTTATACAGTTAGGTATGCAATCAGCATTAACAAGAGAAGCAATTAATAAGGGATTTAAGGAGGTTGTGGATTCATTAAAAAAATTACAAAGAGATAACATTTTAGAAAAAAATGAAAAATATGAGGAAATAAAAAAAGAATACTTATCTATATTGAAAAACAAGAACTCGAGTGCTCATATTTATTTATTAGATACATTTGAATTCAAAAGATTCTATGTTCCACCTATCTTAAAAGAAAAAATTGAAAGTAGATTTATTGAAGGTATGGAATTAATTGGAGAAGATGAAATACTCAACAAGCAATTAATAATTCATGAACATATAGTTGCAAATGAAAGCAATTCACTTGATTGGAAGCATATTTTCGATAAAAATAACATAGTTTATATAATTGGTGGTGCTGGTTATGGTAAATCATTATTTATGAAAAAGTTAATGAATGATTTCGAAAATCTAAATATGTTAGATGCGTCTAATTATTTAGTGATTTATGGCGAATTGAAAATGTTCTATACGAGCAATTCAAGCAGTCCTTTGTCGATGCAAGAATTCTTGGAATTATGCATAAAAAATTCCACTTTAATGGATAATAGTATAGTAACGAAAGAGTTTATTGATTTTTATATTAAAAGAGGAAGATGTCTAATACTATTAGATGCCTTAGATGAGGTGGATAAAGCTAAAAGAAAAAACATACATGATAATGTTATAGCATACTTTAAAGCTCAGAATCCCAATAATAAGATTTGTATAACTTCAAGAAATCGAGGTTTTATGCCTAAAAATGAAATAAAGACTTATGAAATAATGCCTTTAGACAGAACCCAAATTGAAAAATATGTAGATAATATTATAAAACTTAAGCGTTTTAATAAAAGTGATAAGAAGGTATTTTTAGATCAGGCTAATAAATTAGTTAAAAAGGGATTTTTAAATAGTTTTTTGGTTCTTTCCTTACTAATAAATATATACAAAGCAGAGAGAGAACTACCTGAGAATAAACTTGATTTGTATGAAAAATGCTTTGAATATATCGCAAATAGACGGGAGAAAGAAAAACTAAGCGATAGATATCATTGGGAAGATATTGGTTTGTTAATGAAAGATAATACTTTTATAGAATTAGCTAATTTATGTTTCCCTAATAATACTGATATAAGTAAAGAAAAAATAAAAGAAAGGCTTGTCTCTATATATACACCTAAGTTTGGAAACGCTGCCAAAGCTGAAAATGTCATAGATGAATTTTTACTATTTTGTTCAGATAGAACAGAATTATTCGTACCTTCTGCTTCAGAAGATAAGTATAAATTTTTTCATAGGTCATTTTTTGAATATTTTTATTCTCAATATATATTTACAAGATATCAAAAAACTGAAGAGATTTATGACAAATTAATTAAGTTTGATGTGGATTCAGAAGTGTTTGAATTAACAATCGCAACACTTAAAAGGAAATCAGAATACCAATATCAATATTTAATAGAGTATATATTCGAAAGAGTGATAGAAGAATTTACTGCTTCCAATAAGACATACAATGCATTTAACATTCTAACATTATGTATGCAAGTTATAGATGATACATTGTATAAAAACAAATTTATTGAATTATTAATCGATTATAAAGACTTGTTAGTATCAAAGGGTACAATTTTTGAGTTAACAAATCATAACTTAATCGAAAATGAAAATATAATAATTGAGGTGATACAGTCAAATGATAAGTATATTAAAAAAATATATGATTGCTATTATTATGAAGCAGCATTTTATTATTTAATGAACCTCAAAATTTTATGTATGGAATTAAAGAAACGAAATGATATGAATATGGAATTTGCAAGAAAACATAGATTTTATTTTGGGGTTGAACAAAATTTTTATTTAATAATATTTCGGAAGTATACAAATTTTGAACAATTTATAATGTCACTTAATGATGAAAAATTAAAGAAAATTAAAACTGTTAATCATGCTACTAGAAAAGATTGGTATGGTGTTCATTCTTCAATAGATCTATATAGAACATTTACATTAGAACAAAAAAAACGTTTTGATTTTCTTTTCTTTTAAAGCGTTTTTAAATAAAATAGAGATGGCCCCGGCTGTCTCTTTTTCTATACCCAAAACGAAACGAATGAGAGGTGGTGGTGATGGCAAGGCCGAGAAGCCCAAATCAGGACCGGGCATATGAAATCTATAAAGAGCATGATGGAAATATCACCAACCGAGAAATCGCAGCCATGCTCGGTGAAGATGAAAAGGTAGTGGCTGTCTGGAAAAGCCGCGGTAAATGGAATGTTGTACAACAATCAAAGAAAAGTTGTACAACAAAAGCCAAAGGCGGGCAGCCGGGAAATAAGAACGCTGTTGGCCATGGCGGCACTGGACCGCCGGGAAATAAGAATGCCGTAAAACATGGCGCATACGAACAAATATATTACGAGGCCCTTCCCGAAGAGGAAAGGTCTCTTTTTGATTCTATCCCGGATACAGATGCATTAGACGGAGAAATCAGAATACTCCGCTTAAAGCTGGCCCGCCTGATCGGACGCAGCGAGATAAGGACATACGATATGTTTGGAGGGGAGCATAAGAGAGATATTACAGAGGCCGAACGAGAAAAAGGAATCCTTGAAGTTACGGCAGAACTGCGTAAGCTGATAAAGACAAAGAAGCAGATTGAAATAGCAGAGTTAAAGGCTGGCGGCGGAGATCCTGATGAGGTGGAGGACGACGGCTTCATGGCAGCACTGGCTGGGGCCGCAGCGGAGGACTGGGAAGATGAAGAGTAAGAGACAGATATTTCATTTCAAACCGTTCTCGCTCAAACAGCGCAAGGTTCTTAACTGGTGGTGTGATACATCTCCTGTAAAGGACAAAGACGGGATTATTGCAGATGGCGCTATCCGATCCGGTAAAACAGTTTGTATGTCATTATCGTTCGTATTCTGGGCCATGGCGAATTATTCTGATCAGAACTTTGCTATGTGTGGTAAGACAATCGGGAGCTTCCGGCGTAACGTACTGATGATCCTCAAACTGATGCTTCGAAGCCGTGGTTTCCAGGTTGCTGATCACCGAGCGGATAACCTGGTTGAGATCAGCCGTAATGGAGTGACCAATCACTTTTATATCTTCGGGGGTAAGGATGAGAGTTCACAGGACCTCATTCAGGGTATCACCCTTGCGGGTGTGTTCTTCGACGAGGTTGCACTGATGCCGGAATCCTTTGTCAATCAGGCTACAGGCCGTTGCTCCGTTGACGGAAGCAAGTACTGGTTTAACTGTAACCCTGATGGTCCGTATCACTGGTTTAAACTTAACTGGCTGGATAAGACAAAAGAAAAAAATCTGCTTGTCCTGCATTTTACGATGGACGATAATCTGAGTCTGTCAGAGCGAATCAAGGAGAGATACCGGAACATGTATACCGGTGTCTTTTTTAAACGTTATATACTGGGCTTATGGGCCATGGCGGAAGGCATTATCTATGATATGTTTTCTGAGGATCGCCATGTTAAAACTATTCTGGAGTATGCCAGGCAGCTGATCGACGGCGGTCGCTTTGTGAGTATTGACTACGGTACGCAGAATGCAACGGTGTTCCTGCTTTGGAATAAGGGCCGGGACGGGAAGTGGTATTGCATCAGAGAATACTATTATTCCGGCCGGGACAAAGGAATACAAAAGACGGATTCAGAGTATGCGGAAGACTTAATCAAGTTCCTTGACGGTACTCCTGCTAAAGCGGTGATTGTGGATCCCTCAGCAGCTTCTTTCATTGCAGAGCTTAACAAACGTGGCTTTACAGTTATTCAGGCAGATAATGATGTAGAAGACGGAATAAGGCTGGTGGCAACGCTCCTGAACACCGAACGGATTGCATTTAGCCAGTCCTGCAAAAATACGATTATGGAGTTCGCCTCCTATATCTGGGATCCGAAGGCGGCAGAGCGCGGAGAGGATAAGCCGATCAAACAGCATGATCACGCCATGGATGCGGTGAGGTATTTCTGCTATACGATACTAAATAATAAGACGGTAAGAATCAGGAAGAAATCCGATTACGGATTGCATTAAGGAGGTGATAAACCATGTACATATACACACTGCCCCGCGAGAACTGGGACGAGACAAACCCGGATAAGCAGGCGATCCGCACGCTGATTGTAAAGCACCGGCGTGAAGCCAGTCGACTGCGAACCTCTATGAAATACTATGAGGGAGAGCATAAGATACTGAGAGAGAGCCGCAAAACAAAGCTGGTGTGCAACCATGCAAAGGATATCAGCGACACGGCCAGTGCCTACTTTATTGGCAACCCGATCTCATACAACAGCAAAGAGGATATAACACCGCTCACCGATACCTTTGAGATTGCCGGTGCCGATGAGGCCGACGGAGATAATGGCCTGGACTTATCCGTGTACGGCAGGAGCTATGAGTACATCTACCCAATGGAGGGCGAGACGGATCTGACCATCAAGAACCTGTCGCCGGAAAATACCTTCATGGTCTATGATGATACGATCGAGCAGAAGGAGTTATTCGCGGTCTATTACTATGCAAAGAAAGATGATTCTGACAGGAAAAGAACCATTTACGTAGCTACCGTACTGACAGAACATTATAAATGGGTGCTTAACATTGAAAATATCGACAGCCCGCAGGCGTTACTTGAAGAGCCGACACCGCATTATTTCGACGAGGTTCCGGTGATAGAGTACTTAAACAACAAGCTTGCGATCGGTGACTTCGAGCTCCAGATCCCGCTGATCGATGCCTATAACGCGCTGATGAGTGACCGTATCACGGACAAGGAGCAGTTTATTGATGCAATCCTGGCGCTGTACGGGGCCATGCTGGGAGATGATGAGGCAAAGGACGCAGACGGCAGGACGGCCGCGCAGAAGCTTAAGGAGGATCGTTTAATGGAGCTTCCGAAAGATGCGAAGGCTGAGTACATTACCCGGACATTCGATGAATCCGGCGTGGAGATACTTAAGAAAGCCATTGAACAGGATATCCACAAGTTTTCTCATATTCCTTGTATGACCGATGAGTCCTTCGGCGGGAATGTCAGTGGTGTAGCCATGGAATTTAAATTGCTAGGCATGGAGAACATCACAAAGATTAAAACGCGGTATTACAAAAGGGGATTGCGGAAGCGTTTAAGGCTGTTTGCGGCCTGGCTGGCAAAAAGTAAATCCGTCCAGGTTGATGTGTCCGGTATAACGCCCACATTTACGCGGGCGATGCCGAAGAACCTGCTGGAGATAAGTCAGATAGTGGCAAACCTCTGGGGCAAGATCAGTAAGAAGACGCTGTTGTCACAGGTGCCATTTGTCGAGAATGTAGATGATGAAGTTGCTGCGGTGGAAACAGAGGCGCAGGAAGCCGCGAAACAGCAGATGGAACTGTTCGGACTGGGAAGCAACACACCGCCGCCTGACGAGGATCCGAAGAAGAAAAAGCCGGGTGAGGTAGATGAGTAGTGCATCATACTGGGAGCGGCGCAAGGCACAACGTATGTTTGAGTATATGCAGTCTGCCGAGGACACCGCCGATGAGATCGCTAAGCTGTATCAGAAGTCTTCCGGGTATATCAGTGCTGAATTGGATAAGATCTTCGAGCGATACAAATGTAAGCACCATTTGACTGATGCAGATGCTTACAGGCTGCTTAACAGCCTGCATAATAAAACATCATTGGAGGAACTGAAAGAGGCTCTGCGGGCCGGTGACGGTGTCAAAAAGGATATTCTGGCGGAGTTGGAAGGCCCGGCATATCAGGCCAGACTGGAACGGCTCCAGCAGCTTCAGAACCAGCTTGATCTGACTATGCGTGAGGTATACAAGCAGGAAAAGGACAGAAATACCAGTCATTATGTGGACCTTGCCAATGAGGCATATTACAGGTCCATTTTTGATATTCAGCAGCAAACGGGACTTGGCTTCAGCTTTGACCTTATTGATCCGGCTGTAATTGATAAGGTTATCAATAGCAAGTGGTCAGGAGCCAACTACTCAACACGCATCTGGAATAATACCCAGGCTCTTGCACAGGATTTAAAAGAGGAGCTGCTGGTCAATCTGGTCACTGGCCGGACCGATCGGGAGGCTGCGGAGATCATAGGGAATAAATTTCAGCAGGGCGCCAGTAACTCAAGGCGCCTGGTGCGGACGGAATCCTGCAATCTGGCGAACCAGATGGAGATGCAGTCATATGAAGAATGCGGGATCGAGAAATACCGATACGTGGCTACTTTGGATTTAGAGACTTCGAAAGTCTGCCGGAAGTTGGATGGGAAAGTATTTCCGGTATCGGAGCAACAGCCAGGTGTCAACTGCCCGCCGATGCACCCATGGTGCCGATCTACGACGATATGCCTGATTGATGGCATGGACATGTCGAATATGACACGCAGGGCCCGCGATCCAGTGACAGGGAAGAACAATAAAGTGCCGGCCGATATGACTTATAAGCAGTGGTATAATAAGAATGTCAAAGGTAATCCGGAAGCTGAAGCAAATGAGAAGATGATTCAGAACCGGTCATCTGATAAGCGGCAGTATGAAAAATATAAGGAAAAGCTGGGGAATAAAGCACCAGAAAACTTTGATAAATTTCAGAAACTAAAGTATAATGATGTTAGCGGATATAATGATTTAAAAGAGACAGTTGCAAATCAACAAAAGGCCGATAAATTCCTTGAGAAGCTTCATTCCGGTGATATTAACACCAACATAAAGAGGGTTAAACAGCAGGAGCATGTTCAGGGAACAAAAGCGTGGAACAAAAGAGTTCAGGATTCCATCAAGCAGGGCAAAACTCTTCCGAGTATATTTAGTAGTGAAGAATCAATTGAAACATTGGTTCAGAATTATAAGGGAACAGGAATCATTGATTTTAAAAAGAATCAGGACTACCCAGTTGAGTACATAACGGCTGACCATGTTGTAGGAAGATGTTTTAATACCGGAACAGGAAAATATGAAGAAACGAAACGCTTTGCGATCCGATATTCTTCTAAGGGAGTGCATTTACATCCAGTAAAGGAGGTGTAGAAAATGCCATATAAGCCTCAAATGCCACCTAAAATGAATGCAATTTATCTATTGGGTGAAGAAAATAAATGTGCATTGGTAAAATTAAAAGATGGCAGAACCATACAGTGTCGCGCTGATTGCTATTGTTATGTAGGTGACGACGAAGATGAAAATGTGGATGTTCTGGCATTACATGTTTTTTATAAAGGATTTGACACTGGAGAAATTTTGGTAGAAGATGATATCGAGAGTGTAGAAGCTTTGTAGATACCACCAGTCAGTAAATGGCCGGTGGTCTTTTATTGGAATAATTGAGGTAACAGCACGCAGGATTACCCTGGGTGTTATTTTTATGCCATGGCCCGGGCACTGAACGGGCTGGGGCGGGAAGGATAGATAAGATATGAGAAAGACAGGAATTACGGGGATCCCCCCAAAGATGAATTTGCAGTTTTTTGCAGAAAGCGGAGACACTGCCGGCGCGGATCAGGGCGAAGGCGGTGGAGCTGAAAACAGCAATGAGTCTGCCAGTGGCGATCAGGGCAACACAGAGGGTGCCGGAAAAGAGCTAAAAAGTTTCGATGATCTCTTACAGAATAAAGATTATCAGGCAGAGTTTGACCGCCGTGTCCAGAAGGCCCTGGGGACCGCGAAAGAGAAGTGGACGGCCCTCATGGACGACAAGCTTTCTGAAGCCGATAAGCTGGCGAAGATGAACAAGGAAGAGAAAGCGGAGTACCTGCGGCAGAAGCAGGAAAAGGAACTGAAGGACCGGGAAGCAGCAATCACGCGCCGGGAGTTGATGGCCGAAGCGAAGAACACACTGGCAGAAAAGAAACTGCCTGTAGGGCTTGCAGAGGTACTCAATTACGCTGATGCAGATTCATGCAACAAATCCATTGAAGCGGTGGAAAAAGCCTTCCAGGAGGCGGTAGAGATGCGGGTGCAGGAACAACTGAAAGGTGGTGTGCCACCAAAGAAAGCCCCGCAGGGAATGAGTTTCACAAAGGAACAGGTGGCGGCAATGACACCGGAAGAAATCAATGAAAATTGGGATTCTATTTCCCAGTCCATGGCAACATGGAACAAATAAGAAAGAGAGGTAAGAGATTATGTCAGTAACAAATTTTATCCCCACAATATGGAGCGCAAGGCTGTTAAGACACCTTGACAAAAAGCATGTGTATGCGAATCTCCTGAACAGAGACTACGAAGGGGAAATCAAGAACTTTGGTGATACAGTGAAGATCAACCAGATTGGTGATGTTACCATTAAAAATTATCAGAAGAGCACGGATATAGAAGCGCCAGAAGAACTGAGTGGAGAACAGTTAATGTTGACGATCGATCAGGCGAAGTACTTTAATTTCGGAATCGACGATGTGGATGCAGCGCAGGTAAATCCGAAACTGATGGATAAGGCCATGATGCGGGCAGCCTATGGTATGAACGATGTAACAGACAAGTTCGCGGCCAATCTTCTATATGTTGGGTCCGATGCAGGCAACACGTTGGGAACAGATGATTCTCCGATTGTGCCAACTGCCGCCGACGCATATGACACGCTTGTAGACTTATCCACGATTTTGACGGAGGCTAATGTACCTATGGATAGCCGCTGGGTGGTTATTCCCGCATGGCTCCATGGCATGTTACTTAAAGACAAGCGTTTTGTTGGTAATGGTACTGATTACAACAAGGCGATTCTGGAAGGCGGCGAGGTTGGTGTGGCTGCCGGATTCCGTGTAAGCCTTTCTAATAACGTACCGAATACTTCCGGTGCAAAATATAAGATCATTGCGGGGACCAATGAGGCCGGATCCTATGCGGAGCAGATTTTAAAAACAGAAGCATATCGCCCTGAGAAGAGATTCAGCGATGCTGTAAAGGGGTTGCATGTGTACGGGGCGAAGGTGTTGCAGCCTAAGTGTCTGGCAGTGCTTACTGCTAACCGTAAATAGGAGGAGCGGATATGTATATCAGGAACAAGAGCGGATTAATTCAGGAATGTCATAATGAGGACGTGATACGCGCCTGCCAGAAGGACATAGAACACTTTACCGTTGCAGAGAACCGGGAGAGCCTTACTGCAAAAGAGGCCGTTAATAAGCCGGAGGAAAAACCAGAACTGGAAAAGATGAAAGTCGACGAGCTGCGCGCCATGGCGAAGGAAAGAGGAATCGAGGGAGCGGCATCATTGAATAAAGAGGAGCTGCTGGCTGTCCTGAAGGGGTGATTGTAGTGACCGAAATCGAAAAACTGAAACTGCTGACGGGGGAGGGCGACGATAAAATAAATATGCTCTCCCTTTTGCTGTCGGACGCGGAAGAGTTTGTGCTGGGTTACACGAATCGCACCGTACTGCCAGATGGGCTCAAGAAACCAGTTCGGGATCTGGCTGTGATTACATACAACCGGTTAGGTACTGAAGGAGAGACTGGCAGGAGTGAGGGCGGGGAAAGCTACAGTTTTGATACCGCGCCAAAGCAGATATATGACGTATTGGACCAGTACAGGCTGGTAGGAGTCGGAGGCAGACGATATGAGGCTAAAACAAAGCAGGCTGAAACTGTACAGCCATAGGCAGACGATACCGGGAAAGGATAATGAAGGCAACTCGTACACAAAGTATGGGCTGCCTTCTTCTTTTCAGGCAGAGGTTTGGCCGGGAGGTGGGAAGCTGCAGGCGGAGATGTACGGCCAGCGGCTCCAATATATACGGAACTGCCGGATCAATGCGGAATATGAGGTTATAGCCGATGAAAAAGGCCGTGTCAGTTATCGGATCGGCAGCATGACGCTACGGGAAGGTGATGGTATCTGCCTAAATGTCCCGGGAGACCACGAACCGGATTACCGGATCATTGCCATCCGGCCGTACCGGTATCTGACATTGGAGGTTGAGCGCATATGAGTGAGACCATCAAAGGATTGGATAAGCTGTTGCAGAAGTACGGGAGCCTGGAGGCTGCGGCGGAACATGGGGTAAAGAAGGCAGTAGGACAAGGAACAAAGATCGCACAGGCCGGTGCCGTCTTAATGTGCCCGGTAAGTGACGGAGAACTGCGGCAGAGCATCAAGACCAGAGTAACGGTGGAGGAAGACCGGGTAATTGGCACTGTGTTTACCAACAAAAAGTATGCGGCCTATATGGAATTGGGAACCGGTCCTCGTGGTCAGGCTGACCATGCGGGCATCTCTCCCGAAATAACACCTGCCTATTCTCAATCACCCTGGTGGATCCATGAGAGCCAGATCGATGCGGAGACGGCAGAGAAATACCACTGGTTTTACATTGATACAGAACAAGGACGCTTCTATCAGTGTTCTGGTCAGCCGGCGCAGCCGTTTTTATATCCTGGCCTGAAAGACAATGAAGATATTATCTGCCGGAAGATTAATGATGTACTGGCGGCAGAGATCAGAAAGGCAAGCCAATGATTAATGTAAAAGACAAAGTATATGAGGCACTGTGTACGGTGACAGATCATGTGACGGATTATTACCCGCGCAATTTCGAGCATGACATTGCTATCCAGTACATGGAAGAAGATAACAAGGTTGTAGAGTATACCGATATGCAGGAGCAGAAAGCATACTGCCGGTACCGTATAGATATATTTGCGCGGAAGAGTACATCACAGACAGCGGTACAGATTGATGCGGCGATTTCGGCTCTTGGCCTGATGCGTACCCAATGCATGGATGTGGAAGACCCGAACGGTTGGAAACATAAGCAGATGCGATATGAAATGGTAATTGATGTGGAGACCGAAGAGGTCTACCACAGTATGTAGAAAGGAGATTAAAGATGTTAGCAAATGGTATAACCCTTGGAATGAAAAGCGGTTCAGGAAGTACATACACAGTACTGGAAGGCTTAAAAGAGGTACCGGAAATCGGTGTGGAACCTGAAAAAGTTGATAATACCGTACTTTCAGATAAGACAAAAAAGTCTGAATTGGGAATCGGAGACGTTGGCGACCTGACCTATAAATTTAAATGGGACAATAAAGCAGCAGATAATTCCTACCGAAAACTTAGGGCGGCGGCTGATGGTTTACAAGTGGTTTCCTTCGAGGAGACATTTCCAGACGGGACCAAATTCCAGTTTGACGCCCAGTGTAGCGTAAAGGTAGGCGGAGGCGGAGTGAATGCTGCAATAGAATTCACTCTTACATTAGGTTTACAGAGCGAAATTGTAGTAGTTGATCCTGGATCAGCAGCTAAATAAGGGAGGATAAAGACGATGAATCAGGGATTTGATGATGAATTAGAGGTAAAAGAGCAGGAGGAAAAGATCGTACAGATTGATGAGAAGAAACGTAAACCATTTGCGTTTTGGGAAGTTGGCGGCCAGATATACAAGATGAAGCTTACTACCCAGAATATATGTCGGCTGGAAGATAAGTATAAAACAAGCCTCTTAAATCTGCTGTTCGGATCTGGCAATGTGCCGCCTCTGTCGGTTATGCTCACGATTGCACAGGCTGCCATGGTTCCGTATCACCACAAAATTAAGTACACGGATGTGCAGGAACTATTTGACCGATACTGTGAAGAAGGTGGAACACAGATGACTTTCATGACAGATGTGTTCATGGAAATCTATAAGGTGTCTGGTTTTTTTACGGAGAATCAGGCGGAGGAGATGGATCAGAAACTGGAGGATGTGAAAGACCAGATGTAAACTCCGTATCTGACCTGATCAGTAAAATTTTTCCGGATGCGTTGGATTGCGGTATATCCCCGGAACGTTTCTGGGATTTGTCGATTCTGGAAATTACGGATATCATGGAAAGCTCACATAGAACGGAGCGGAAAAAGGAAAAACAAACCCTGATGAATCTCCATTTTTTGGCAAGGGATATTGGACAGTTTACAGCGCTCGCGATACATGGAGACAAAGACATAAAGATAATGGATTTATGGGACTACTTCCCCGAACTGTTTTCAGAAGAGAATACGGAGATCAAAGAAGAAAGTCAGAAACAGCAAGCGGCGGTATACAAAGCGCAGATGATAGACTTTGCCCTCCGCCATAACCATGCCAGGACGGGAGGTGAGAGCTGATGGGAAACGGTATGACGCTGGAGAAGCTACAAGTAATAATTGAAGCGCAAACGAAGCCGTACCGGGATGAGGTAGAGAAATTAAAGAAACAGACCACAACGGCGGCGAACCATGTGGAACGGCAGACCGCAAAGATGAAGAAGTCCTTCGGCGGCCTTGGCAAGATGGTAGCCTCAGTGTTAGGTGTTGGTGCTATCGTAGCATTTGCAAAGTCGTGTATCGATCTGGGATCAGACCTGGCGGAGGTGCAAAACGTTGTCGATGTGTCCTTCGGTAAAATGTCGGGGGCAGTAGATGCTTTCGCGAAGAATGCGATCACGCAGTTCGGGTTGTCGGAATTGACAGCGAAAAAGTACATGGGTACATACGGCGCTATGGCGAAAGCTTTCGGAGTGACCGGAGAAGCCGGGTATCAGATGTCAGCGGCCATCACGGGGCTGACTGGAGACGTGGCCTCTTTCTACAACCTGTCAACGGACGCGGCGTATACGAAGTTGAAAAGCATCTTTACGGGCGAGACAGAGTCCCTCAAGGATTTGGGCGTTGTCATGACCCAGACAGCTCTCGATCAGTACGCCTTAAATAATGGCTTTGGCAAGACTACGGCGAAGATGACCGAGCAGGAAAAGGTCATGCTCCGGTATCAGTTTGTTATGAGCAGTCTTGCGGACGCTTCTGGAGACTTTGCTCGGACGAGTACTTCATGGGCCAACCAGGTGAGGGTATTATCCTTACAGTTTGAGTCTCTGAAGGCCACAATCGGACAGGGGCTTATCAATGCGTTTACACCGGTGATCCGGGTGATCAATACGATCCTGGCAAAGCTCCAGACATTGGCAGCGTATTTCAAAGCTTTTACAGTCGCGATATTTGGTGATGCCGGAGGGAGCAGTGATATAGCTGATTCCATGGATTCCGCAGCAGATTCGTCGGGGGCAGTTGCTGGAAATATGGATAAAGCAGCAAAGTCCGCAAAGAAGATGAAGGATTATACACTCGGTATTGATGAATTAAATGTGTTGGATCCGAATAAAGGGAGTGGCTCGGGCGCCGGAGGTGGCGGTTCACTAGACTTTGGCGACATGTCCGGGGAACTGTTTGGAGAAGTCACAGTCAATCAGGAGATCGAAGCGGCAGTAGAACGGCTGCGTAAGGCTCTGGACGCACTGAAGGAGCTTGCAAAGCCTACGGTTGATGCTCTGAAACGTTTATGGGACGAAGGGCTTTCGCTGCTGGGGAAATTCACCTGGACGGCCTTAGAAGATTTCTGGAATTACTTTTTGGTGCCGCTTGGAAGTTGGGCGCTGGGAGAGGGATTTCCGCGGTTTATTAATATCACGAATGATTTCCTTAAGACTATTAACTGGGACGCCATTAACGAGGCGTTGAAGAACTTCTGGCAGGCGCTGGAACCGTTTGCCGAAAGTGTTGGCGAAGGGCTACTTGATTTTTATGAGGATTTGAGTGATATCGGTGCTAACTTCATTAATGCTGTTGTTCCCGATGGACTTAATGCTCTCGCAGATGCAATAAAGAAAATAGAGCCAGATCAGGCAAGAGCTATTGGGTATGGTTTAGGAGTAATAGCCGCATCGATTTTAACTTTTAAAATATCGAAAAGTATTTTAGAGTTTTTCGACAAGTTCAAAGGTGTTATTTTGGCAGCTGGTGGAGCATCGACGTTTGGAATTACACTTACTCTGTCCCTTGTTGCAGCGGCGGGCGCATCCTGGGTGACCGCACTCGATCTTCTTGACCGATATGAGAATGGTACTGATGAAGAGAAAAAAGAGATTGAGGTGGGCTGGGACAAAAACAAAGAAGAGTCTAAACAGAGCGACAAGTGGGGAATGGGAAACCGCTATGGTCAGATGGCGAATTCTTCAGATACATGGAAGAACGAAGATGAAAACGCTTATTTAAGACAAATTAAGGGCATAAAACAATTTGTATCGGAGTGCAAAGAACAGTGGGATCAGAATCTGAATGATTTTGACGATTGGTTAGCAGATAGTCAAAAACGACGTGATCAGAATGTAATCGATTTTGGAAATTGGTGGGATAGTTTAAAAGAAAGTTTTAGACAAAGTTGGGATAACGCTTTAATATGGTGGGATGCTACTGTTGTTAGCTGGTGGGATGAGCATGTGGCTCCTTGGTTTACAGTTGAAAAGTGGTCAGGATTATATGATAGTATTAAGACAAGCCTTAAAACTAAGTGGGATGAAGCTGCTGGTACATGGGGCGCTGATCTACAGAACTGGTGGAATACACATGTTTCGCCATGGTTTACCCCCGAAAGATGGTCACAACTGTACAATGACATAAAAGTACAACTTAAGACTAAATGGGATTCTACAGTCGTCGAGTGGGGATCAGGTATTAAAGCCTGGTGGGGCCAATATGTATCACCATGGTTTACTCCTGAAAGATGGTCACAGCTGTATCAGAATATAAAAGTCAAATTAAAAGAAACCTGGGACAATACCGTTGGAGAGTGGAAAAATGGTATTGAGAATTGGTGGAATCAACATGTAGCTACCTGGTTTACACCTGAAAAGTGGCTTGGCATATACGAGCGTATCAAGTCAAGCCTTGGAACTACGTGGACTAATACGGTTACTGATTGGAAAAAGAATATCGGAGACTGGTGGAAAGAAGACGTAGAAAAATGGTTTAAACTTGAAACATGGACTGATATGATGAAGAAAGTACCGGATGCATTCAAGGAGACATTTAAAGGGGCTGTAAACGCGGCCGTTGCTCAACTTAACAGACTGATTGACTGGTTAAATGAAAAGTTTAATTTCAGTTACGAGGGATTAGAGCTACTCGGCAAAGAAGTTATTCCAGCGTTCAGCGTGCAACTATTCACCATTCCTCATATTCCAGAGTTTGCAACGGGCGGTTTTCCTGAAGATGGCTTGTTCATGGCTAATCATGGAGAATTGGTCGGTAAATTCTCAAATGGCCGGACAGCCGTAGCTAATAACGAACAGATAACACAAGGAATAAAGGAAGCCGTGATCGAGGGAATGAGTATCGTTATGGCTTCTTATAGTGGAAACAGTGAAGCGATTACTATCGAAACACATGTCGAGATGGACGGAAGAACAATAGTTAAGCAAACTGATAAAGTACAAAGTCGAAAAGGATTTAACTTCAAAAATCCACAAACCACATAAAAATTTTGTTGCAATCCTTCCTGCGTTTGATATACTTAAGACATATTGATTCGGGAGGGATAGCATGGATAATTTCTTTTTTGCGCTGATTTTACTGGGAATATTAAGCTTTTGTATTATGATTGTAGTTGATTTTATTCACGTTCTTATGCGAAAAAAGGTGTATGTAAAATATCTTTTAATACCAACAGCTGCATTTATTGTCGGTTTTTTCGGATTTGCGGCTACGATCAAGCCAAACACGAATAGCGATTCTGTAAAAGAAGGCCAAAGGATAGAAGAAACTACAGCAGAAACAACGACAGAAGAAACGACAACAGCAGAAATAACAACACAGGAAGAGACAACAACACAGCCAGAAACAGAGGAAACGACCACTGAAGAGGAAACTACAGTTGTAGAAACCGAAAGCGAAGATGAATTCAAGTCATTGTGCCAGGAGATCGGTTACAAGAAACTGTTAAGAACGCCAGATGAGTATGTCGGGCAGAGGATTGTGATAACAGCAGAAGTACAGCAGGTGATTGACGGCGGACTGTTTGATGATAGTAAATATTATCGCGTACAAACAGATAACAATGACTCTGGATACTATTTCGATGATGAGTATTTTATGTATGATAACCGTGTCAATGATGATATGAAAATCCTTGATGGTGATGTTTTGAAAATATATGGAGAATTCACCGGACTGGAGACCATGAAACGTGTTATCACAGGATCAAAAGACGAGGTTCCAGCAATTAAGGCATATTATGTAGAGTTAATAAGCGAGTAACCCACAGCACCCCGAGCGATCAGGGTGCTTTTCTTCTGCCCGAAAGAGAGGTGATACAGTTGTTAGAAGAGCGGCAGGCAACAATATACGTAAACGGCAAGCCCTTCCCTTCCCCGAAGAGAGGGCTTAATTTTATTACATCGACCATGGTCAAATCAGCCAGGAATGCAAACGGCGAGGTAGTCGGCCAAAAAGTAGGCCGCGATCAGAATAAGCTTGATTCACTTGTCTGGCCGGTGCTCGACGCTGAGACATGGTCGGAAATGCTTCAGGAGTTCAACAACTTCTACGTTACAGTAAAATTCCCAGACATGGTCACAAACAAATGGCGGACGCTCAAAATGTATCCTGGCGACCGGAGTGCGGAGCCTTACGAGGTGGACGAAAACGGGTTTCCAACAAAGTATATCAATTGTAAAGTAAACCTGATTGACTGCGGGGTGATTGATTAATGCAGACAGTGAGTCGTGGATATAAGCGGAGCATGAAAGAGAAGCTGCGGAACCGGTCCTACATCCGGGTGACGATAGGCGTTATCAACCAGCAGGCCCAGGCAAATTGTAAGATCAGTGATCCAGGCGATTACACATACTTCGCGAACCTGACAAAGCCCATGGATAATTACTCGGTGAATGAGTTGTATGCCACCTTTGAGGAAGACTACACGCTGGCTGATGGCGTAATGCGTTTCCTGCCGAGAAATAATGCTGACGTGATCTATAACGCCGGATTGGTGGCCAAAGACTTTGGCTCGCCGGTTACACTGGTGTTTCCGATTGCCTATGATATCCGGGGACTGACAATAAATTTTGGAAAGGCGTACCCTGTTGATTTCGATATTGAAACAGATAACAAGACCCTGAATATTACGAATAACTCAAACGAGAAATACGTGGTGGACGAGGTCTTTTTTGGTGCAACGTACATTAAGATCACACCAAAGTGCATGGTGAACGGCCAGTGCCGGCTGCGGATCCACGAGATCACTATGGGGATCGGTATCTATTTTGACAACCAGATGGTACTCTCAGCAAAACGCAAGGAATACATCAGTCCAATATCTGAGGAGATGCCAACAATAGATTTTAGTATGACGGTAGACAACCGGAACCGCTCCTTTGATGTTGAGAATGATGCAAGTGCTGTGAACTTTCTGGAAGACGGCCAGATCGTGGAAGTAATGTACGGATACGAACTTGACGATGGAACCATTGAATGGGTACCGGGAACCAACCTGTTGCTGAAGGAGTGGGAGGCGGACGACGAAGAAATGAGCCTGACAGCCGTGGATCGCTTCGAGCCGATGGGAAATACTTATTACCGCGGCATGTACCGGACAGAGGGGATCAGTCTTTATGATCTGACTGTCGATGTGCTGACAGATGCCGGATTCGAGGCCAGGGAGTACGAGCTTGACAGCTATTTGCGATCTGTCAGTGTAAGGAACCCTATGCCGCCAGTAACACACAAGGAAGCTTTGCAGATCATTGCGAATGCTGGGCGTTGCATTATCTTTCAGGACCGGCAAGGCATGATCCGGATTAAGGCGGCCTTTAATATTACGCTGTCGCCGCGTATGACGGCAAGATCGGATAACGCCGAAGCGTATGCGAATACACAGTCAGTGTTGACTGCCACAAATCGTGTGAGGTATGCGGACTTTGGCCATGACTCGATACAGGCAGATGGCACAGCCTACTTTCTTCCGCGCGCTGGGAAATATCTCAATACAGGGTATGTTAGCCGGGAGATATCCGGAGCTGACGGCCGGTTTGCAAGTAATCCAATCGTGGAGATCACGCTGGAGGCAGCCATCAAGTTTTTGGGGCTGCATCTGGAATTTGAAGGAAACTCGCCGGAGGCGATGACGATCCACACGTACAAAGACGGTGATTTACTGGAAAGCTATGTGGTCAATGCGGGAATTGATGCACGAACTGATATAGACCATGAATTTCCAGAAGTTGACAAATATGTCCTGGAGTTTACCAAAGCACAGCCGTATAACCGTGTCAGCTTATGGCATGTCTCCTTTGGCGAGATCACGGACTACACGCTGGAATACAGCACAGACCTGACAAAGACACCAAAGGGCAAGCAGCTGGAGAAGGTCAAGGAAGTCCAGATCATTAAGACATCGTACCAACAGGGCGTTGAGAAGAAGGAGCTCTTTAAGGATCAGATCATTGTAACCAACGGGACCTATACGGTGTATTTGAGCAACGCTTCTCACGGCTTTGAAACGTCTGCTGGGAGTATAACAGCATATAGCGCATATTACGTTACAGTGAACCTTCCAGGCGTTTCTGATGGCACTCAGATGGAACTGACCATTACAGGGTATGAATACACCCAGTCAGCGAGTCGGTATGTGAAACAGATCAATACAACGGGACGCGTGACGGAATGGTCTAACCCGTTAGCAGATGATATACTGGCGCCTGATCTGGCGGACTGGATTGGTGATTACTATTATTCCAACCGGGAATACGAACTACCTTATCGTGGAGATCCCCGGATTGACGGCAATGATATCCTGTATCTGGAAAACCAGTACGTGGAGAATCTACAGATCCGGGTGTACGAGCACAGTCTTGATTTTAACGGTGCACTGTCTGGAACGATAAAGGCGAGGAGGGATATGTATGTGGCAAGAACCGAAACTTAACTGGAAGAAAGTCGATCCCATTAATATAGAAGATTACAACCGCATAAAGAATAATCTGGCAGAACTCCGGAAGATAGCGATACGCTTATACCCGGAGTTTTCCATTACTGTTAATCCGGATAAAGCGCGAAGCGACTATCCATATGCGGATGAAATTAATCAGTTGGAGGATAACCTGGAGGCGATCCGGATCCACACATACCCATTCACGACAGGGCAGCGGCGCACATATTACGATAATCAACCGTACATCGACTGGCAGGAGCTCAACCGCCTGGAATCAGCCACGCTGCTGATCTACAACAACCTGAGGGGCCAGGAGGAGGGAAAGCGGCGGTTGTCATTTAGATTAGGAGGTTTAAGAGGACTATGAAGACAGACTGGAAAGATGATATATTCACCCAGCGCAAGATCCGTCTGACCGAGAACAGCGACGGGACGGTAACTCCTGTCGACGCGACGACATACACCCAGAAGGGGGATTCGTTCGGGGCGAAGGAACTGAATGAGATCGGGACGGAGATCAACGAAGTAAAAAAATCTGTCAGTGATGGAAAAGCCCTTGTTGCCGCAGCCATCACTGCAAAGAGAGTAGCAACGGCGGCGACAGCGACATTTAAGGAGATGGCAGCAAATATCGGACGCATTGTATTGGGATCCGGAAATGCACAGCCGGCGGATGTCCGGAAGGGAAAGACCTTCACAAACGACGAGGGGGTAGAGAAAGCCGGAACGATGCCGGAGTATATATCCGGAACAAAAGGTATATCATGCGGATTAAATGACAGTGGCCTGTACTACTACATGGGGGCCGGTTACTGGATTCAAGATGGGTCTGGAAAGTCGTGGGTCTATATGAGCCGCGATGAGGTGGCTGCCACAATCGGACTTAACCCGGATTGTATGCTGGACAGTATTAACGTGTTGGGGAAACAGGGCAAGATCCAGTCCATGGCGGGGGTGACGATCACGCCGCAGAACTATGCTCAGACAGTATGGAGCGCATGGAAGCGTATGACCGGTAACGTGGAAATCGCGGCTGTACCACTCCCTCCAGCAAATGTGATTAAGAAGGGGTACCGGTACTGGATTGGCGGCAGCTACGTAGACGGGACATACGTCTACTCAGATATTACGGGTTATTACTACCAGGCGCCGAACGAGATGACGGGAGTTACGGGTGGCTGGAAATGGATTCTCCCCAGCGATCAGAAACCTAACCCGGGTACATTATCCCGACAACAAGGATATATGGAAATAAAAATGAATCCAGGGTCATGGGATGGAGGAACCAGTAGTGGTTCTAATAATGTCGCTGCATTCCTATGCACAACGTATAAATTAAACCTTACCAATATAAGAACAATCTATCTGCCTTTTGTTGACTGGTCTTATGGTAGTTATCAGACTTATTTTGGGATTGCAGCAACAGTACCAAACGGCAGATACTGGAATGAATATGCTTTAGTGGTTAATGGTAACCCAGTCGCAGGTAAGCAGCTTGTACTTGATGTAAGCAATATCACAGGAAGTTATTATTTAATTATAGAAGCAGACGCTTATTATGGATCAAGCACAGGCATTAAGACTAATACGACCAGATTTTCGGAAATACGTTACGAAACAATGGAGCGATAGAGGAGGAAATAATCATGAAATCATTAATAATCTATGACACAACCGGAACAATCTGGTCGGTAATTCACGGTCAGGATACAGTCCCCGCCGGAGTCCTCGGTCTGGTGGTCGCGATCCCAGACGGGGCCACGATCACCAGTATTGATGTGAGTAATCCAGGCAATCCGCAGCCGGTTTATCAGTATGACGGCGGCGGAGTCGATCTGCACGAGGAGGTCAAGGAGCTGCGCGCTATGATCGACGATATGTCCCTGATCCTGGCTGATGTGATTGGAGGTGCGTACCATGCTTAGTACGGCGGCAAAAAACATCTTGGTCTATGCACTTAAGATCAGGCACGAGCGCGGCGAGGACATCGAGGAAATTTTAAAGGGATACCAGAACCTGACCGACGCCGAGAAATACGAGGTCTTACGGGCAGTAACAGAGGAGGGATAACGTGGACGGTACAATCCAAAACTATACGCTTGATATGGCGGCAGATACCAAAAAAGAGCCGCTGAGAGTCAAGCAATATGATACCAACAGCCGGCAGGCACGGATCACGCTTAAGATGGGTGGTGAGCCATGGACGATCCCATTCGGCTGCCAGATACACATCAATGTACGAAAGACAGACGGTACACTGGCAGACGCCACGTGTACACGGATTGACGAGCATACAGTACTGACACCGATTACCGAGCAGATGACGGCGGTAATGGGTACGCAGCTGGGGGAGCTGTACTTTCTGGGATCAGATGGGGACATTAAGTCTCAGTCGTTCCCGGTCGTGGTTTACGAGGCTGTAATGGATCAGGCCCGTATGGAGTCCTCAGATGATTTCCAGTCGTTGCAGGACACACTCCGGGACGTCAAAATCTCTACTGCGTCAGCCGATCGGGCTACCCAGTATGCCACAGAGCAGGGCGATCAGGCCAGAGACGCGGCCCAGCGTGCGGAAGATGCGGCAGCAAGTATTCAGGTGGCGGTTGATGCGGCGGCAAATGCGAAGGCCTGCGAGTCAAATGCAAAAAACAGTGAGTTGGCAGCGGCGCAGACACAACAGGAGGTCACGGATTATGTCGAGGCGCAGAAGGCGGCCTTTGTGGGATACTCAAAACGTGAGTCTGACAGCCGATACGCCAACGCCCTGACCAATTCAGTGACGGGGGAGGGCGGCGTAACCGTAGATGACGCATGGACGGCTCCGGTGTTGGGGCTTGACGTGGCAGGGAAGAGTGAGCAGGTGGTAACGACCGGAACGAATTTGTTCGGCGGCTTGGCGCTGGTTGAGAAGCTGAAGGCCGAAGCTAACGCGACGGTGGATGGTGCTAACAGGACGGTCATGTTTAGCGCGGCTAATATTAATGGGAAAATTATATATTCTAATTTTGAAGCAGGAAAGGAATATACAATAATTTTATACGGGCGAAATACTAATTCGGAGAACAATGGAACAAATATAAGAGTTAAATATGCTAATGGAGTTTTCTCCAGTTTGATGTTTACGATGTCCAGATCAGACTCATATTGCGTATATCACACGAGTCCTCAGCTAGATGTTGTCAACTTTAGCGGAACATGGGCGAGTCAAGACACTATTTTATACTACGACAAGTGCGGTATCTTTGAAGGCAACATTGATCTTTCAGCCTTCGAGCCCTACACAGGCTGCGCACCTTCCCCTAGCCCGGAGTACCCGCAGGACATTATCAGCGTGGGGACGGTGAGCACGGGGGCGCAGTTGTTTGACGCGAGTACAATAAAATCAACCGCATTAAATGGCGTGACATTTACCAATAATGGGGACGGTAGTATAACTGTAAAAGGTACGGCGACGGCACAAACATCAACTAATTTTGTTAAGGTTAATTTAGAGCCAGGGCAATATAGAATCTCAGGTGGTAAAGCTGAAATTAAAATAATAGCACGCGTACAAGATGATGAAACGATTAATTATTATAGTAATAATAAATTTGATGTAACTAGAAGCAATAATGTCAACATTTACATGCAAATTGATTCTGGAAAAACAGTTGATGCCACAGTATGGCCCATGCTCAACGCAGGTGACACCGCCTTATCATGGGAGCCGTACACCGGTGGCAAGCCGAGCCCATCGGTGGAGTATCCGGCGGAGTTAGAGCTGGTGCTAACCAATAAGAATTTACTACCACTTAAAAATATTGATACCGTGCGTTATGGAGTGACATTTAAATTACAAAATGACGGAAGTATAAAGGCTAACGGAACAGTAACGGGAACCGGAACCTGTACATTGGCAGAATTACGATTGATGCCAGGTAAGTATACTTATTCTGGTTTATCTGGACAGCCTGATAATTCAATTGTGATGCAACTTTTTGAAATAGATGCTCCAGGCGGAACTGTAGTTGGCACATCACTAGCTATAATAGGTACCACAACAGGAAGCAAGGTAATAACGATTGAGAGACCCATGTGGGTACGAGCGAGGACAGCGATATTTGATGGAGCAATTATCAATGTTGTCTTTTATCCCATGCTTAATGCCGGAGACACGCCACTCCCGTGGGAACCTTACCAATCAACCTCAGCCACCATCACCCTGACCGAGCCATTACGCGGGATCGGAGAGTATCGGGACCGGATCATGCGCAAAGACGGTGAATGGGGGATTGAGCGTTACTGGAGAAGTATTATGCTGGATGGGAATATACCATACAGAGAATACAATCAGCTTAATGTGTCAAAAGAAGTACGTGCCAATGAAGGAATCATAAAAACAAAACCTATAAAGGGATTATTTAATAATTTTAATCCTTGCGACAGAACATGGGATCGTGATGAAATAGGGATTGGAGCATTTAACAGCGGTATAGAAGCTTTTGGCGTAATATCCTTACGCATACCAGTCGATGCAGTCCCGGTGGAATATATGGCGGCACACCCAGCGGAAGCAATATATCAGCCTTATGATTTTCCCACCTGGGAACCCCTCCCCGCCGCTACCCAACAGGCCCTCAACGCCCTGACGACCTACGCAGGCACAACACATTTGACGATCACCGCGGGCGGCCTGACTCCAGACGTCACTCTGGAATACGTCCAGGACACCCAAAAGGCCATAGAGCAGCACGACACGGCCAACCGCCAGTACACCGACAACCAGATAGCGGCAATAGTAGCAGCCCTGCCGACAGCGACACAGGCAGCTATTGTAGATAACCAGACAACTAAACTTTTACAGGAGGTATGAGATTATGAGTAACACAGTGATTTACACGTTGATGAGCAGCTTAATCAGCAAAAAGTATTATGCAACAAAAGAGGAGGCCACGGACAAGCTGGGGGTATACTTTGCATTTGATATGATCGATGCAGAGCAGATGACTGAGCTTGCATTACTGGCTGAGACGGTGTACGCGCCGCCGGCGGCTGAGCCGGAGATCCCGACAGAGCCGGAAATGCCGGTAGAATAATATAGAAGAAAGCGAGAAGAAGATCTATGAAATTTATCGATAAGTACAATGCTGCTGTAGGAGCAGCTGTAACATTGTTGACTGCGTTATTTGGCGTTTACTGGTATGTCTTTGCCGGGTATCTGCTTTGTAATATCTTAGACTACATAACGGGCTGGGCAAAGGCCAGGAAGACACATAAGGAGTCAAGCGGTATTGGGATTGTAGGCATTGTCAAGAAAGTCGGATACTGGATCATTATCCTGGTGGCCTTTATGATTCCAGAGTTGTTTATTCACTTGGGGCAGGATCTCTTAGGCATCAATTTAAGTTTTCTGGCGCTGCTCGGGTGGTTTACCCTGGCTACGCTGCTGGTTAATGAGATCCGCAGTATCCTGGAGAATCTGGTGGAGTATGGTATCAATGTTCCGGAGTTCCTGATCAAGGGCCTGGCTATTACGGAGAAGCTTATCAGCGCGGGGGCAGATACTGGAGAGAAATAACTATTGCGAGATCGCAACGGTTGTAATATTACAACTTTTTCTGGCCTGGGAGTGATCCTGGGCCTTTTTCTTTTAAGGAGGATACTTATGAGCAAAACAAGAAACGGACTGATAGAGCATTGCAAGAGTAAGATTGGTACACCTTATGTATTTGGAGCGAAGGGAGAAATTCTCACCCAGGTGGTACTGGACAGGCTGGCCCGGGAGAATCCGGGTACGTATACATCGGCCTATAAAGCTAGGGCTGCCAAATACATCGGCCAGCGCTGCTTGGATTGTAGCGGCCTGATCAGCGATTATACGGGCCGGATCCGCGGCAGCTACAACTACCATGACACGGCTACAGAGCGGGCGAGTATAGGCCATCTGAACGAGTCCATGATCGGATGGGCGTTGTGGAAGCCGGGGCACATCGGTGTATACGAAGGGGAAGGCTATTGCATCGAGGCGAAGGGAATCAACTACGGTACAATCAGAAGCAAGGTATCCTCTACACCATGGCAGAAGGTCCTGAAGCTGTGTGATATTGACTACACGGTAGATCAGGCACCGGTGACATATCATGAGGGCTTCCAGCCGGCGGCAGACGGGAAGCGTTGGTGGTATCAGTATTCTGACGGCTCTTATGCCTGCAATGGCTGGTACTGGCTCCGGGAGGCCACAGACGGCACCTGTGGCTGGTATCTGTTCGATGCCGAAGGATACATGCTCACTGGCTACCAGGTGGATCCGGCGGGGGAGGCGTTCCTGCTCTGTCCGGTCAAGGGATCCGACGAGGGCAAGTGCATGATTACTGATGCCAGGGGAGTGCTGCGGATCGCGGAGGAGTACGACTTTGACAGGCGGCGGTATAAATTTGAGTGGTAATAAAAAGGGCGGTCCGAGTGGGCCGCCTAATAAATCATTCACTAATTTTTAAAAGAAATAAAATCATTTGTTATTGCTTGTTCTAAATTTAAATCAGGAATTTTGTTTTTAACATTTTGGTAATATAAGCGACCATAAAATAAAGCTAATTGCTTATAGCAGTTAGATGTAGATGGATTATATACATTAATCCGTTCTAAATAAAACTTATAGGCCTTTTGATAGTCTTCTATACTAAATTCGTTAGCGTTAAGTGGATAAGTATCAAGTTCTTTTAAAATATATTTATTAAAATATTTTCCATGGTTATCATATTTTTGAACATAATATTGATTTAATTTGTAGACGGTTTGCTGAGCGTCTTCAACATTATCCAGAATGCAAATATCACTAACAAGTTCATTTGCTACAATATTTATTGGATAATTCTTTTCTAGCACTAATGAATTATTTTCATACAATTTAATTTTCATATTTGTTTTTGAACTAATTGAATCGTAATCCATGTATGTATTTTCCCAAGGGAGTGCGGGTACATCTATCACTTCTCCAGGTTTTAATGTTTGACTAAAAACGTAATTTATTGAGGCATATGAGCCTGTTCCATAAATAAAATCTGATAAGGTATATGATTCAGGTTCCGGAGTAAAAACAAAACCATCAAATTGAATCTTAATTTTTAAATTATCTGCGTATTTTGTACCTGTGTTTTTTATTGCAATATTCCACTCCGAAGGTATGCCGAAGGAATAACATACATGATGATCAGAATCTAATGAAAGACACAAATTATTAGCGTTTTCATAATTCCACAGGAGTCCATGTGGAGTATAAAATTCTATGGTTAATGAGGCTTTTCTAGTTTCATATAATAAGCCTAAACTTGATGTTAATAATGATAATATACCGAAGACTACGCTAATTAATGTAATTATATTAATTATATTATCTAATCTCTTATTAAATATACGTGGTTTTGTTTCGTGATATTTCTTTAATAATGTATATAAAACAAACAGAACGGTTAAAGATAGAATACATATAGCGACTAACAATAATCTCAATTTACCATTTCCTTTCAAATATTAAATATGAAAAGTAAATAAGAGTTGAAATAAAAAAGTTAAAAAACATAATAATTTAGTTATTAATTCACGACCTTTTTAACATTTAAAAAATTTTGAAATATCTACTTTGAAATACTCCGCAATTGCCACCAATTCTGAAGCGTAGACATTTGCAAGGTCGTGCTCCAGTTTATAATACCTCTGCTTATTTATATTGAGGCCTTGTAATTGCAGATGACGGATAAGGTCAGAAGCCTGTACGCCTTTCTCTTCTCGTATCCTCTTAAGGTTTGCTCCTACATGAATATGATTGTCTGATCGTATCTTAATTTCTTCCATTCGCCAAAACTCCTTGCATTTTATAACGCCATCGTATACTATCATTTTATAGATGCGGTATCCGTATAGCTTACTATGCGCGGATTTTGGTATATTATGAAATTTAAAGGGGGATCAGATTATGAATGAGTTTGACAGGATCAAAGAAGAAATGAAAAAGCAGAGGATCACGCCGCGGATCCGCTATGAGCTGATGGCAATTCGTGCGCTGAAGGTGGCGGCAGCGGTGCTGATCGGCGTGGGGATTTTACGGTTGATGATAAGATAGAAAGAGAGCCGGGGTGTTATGGGGATTAACAGCCCGGCTCAAGAGCAAAGGTCCATTTGTAAAACGACTATTATTTTGTTGTGTGACGTGGGTCAGAATCTTTTATTTTCTGAATTGCTGCCAGTTCATATCGGATCCGTGGTATAATTCCGCGTTGTTCCATTTCTGAAATAATTTTATGAAATTCGTTCTGTAAATCTTTTGGCGATAGCCAATCTCCATTCTTCATTTGATCCCCTCCTTATAGGGTAAACGAAAAGTATTTCTCTGTATAACGTTTGTTTAATGACAAAATTTTTGGTTGATATACAGTAGGGTTAGTTGTATAATTATTGTAGACAAAATAAAATAAGTTCCGATAATGTTTCTTATAGGAACTAAAATGTGTGAATTATGGCAGATCTACTGATGTGTAGGTCTGCTTTTTTGTCCTAACTCAAAATTAAGCGTAAAAATAAGAATATATGAACCTGATATCAATCTATAAGAAACATTATAGGAAAGAAATGGAGATAGGAGGTGATTATAATTAAAATACTGGGGTTATATATATCTGATAAAGAGGATCGAAAGCAGCGAGATGATGAAGTACTGCATCGTTATTTCTGCTACGGAGCAAAGCACAGAGACAGGATAGGAGAACTTTTGGAAGAACTGATTCCGGGTGAAAAGCGGGAACATCTGATCATGTATTACATGCAGATCAAAGACCGGCTGGAAACAAACGGGGAACATACTTTTGAGGAGGCGGTAAAGCAGATAAGGCGTAAGTATATTATTATTTCAGCAAATGATACAGTAAACCGATATTACAAGGCAGTCATTGAAGCGGACGCGGCGATTCATGAGGATCTGTGCTTTCCATGTGCAGACGAGATACGAAAGATGGTTGAGCAGGATGGGAAAAATTATACTGTATGATCCGGAAAAACGGCTTGCTGGACTGGGAGATTCGTTTCCGGCCGGAGAAACGGCGGAGCACAGAACCTTACATACGTTTACGGCAGAAGACCAGCTGCTCTTTTACTTAGAAGAAGTGGACGAGGATGTAGATATTCTGATTGTAAATCTGGTGCGGCAGAAGGATAAGGGAGCAGGGCTTGCAAGAGCATGTAAAAATAGAATTCATCATTTAAAGCTTGTTCTTGTGATTGACCGGCTGGATTGGCCGGAGCATTTGTTCGAACTGCATCCGGACTCTTTACTTTTCTTTCCCCTGGATCAGGCTGATTTCCAAAGAACCATTCTTCGTTTGGAACAGATAGCGGAGCAGGAGTACAAGCGGTGCCTGACACTGGTGACGAAAGGGAAGATCTACCGGATCCCATACCAGAAGATTCTGTAT